ATAAATTTTCTTTATTTGGTTTTACGATTTCACGGAAAGAGTCAGAAGATGACCAGGCCGTGCAACAATCCTTTACGCCTCCGTCAAACGATGATGGCGCCTTAACGATAACATCTGCCGCTTATTATGGAACATACGTTGACCTAGACGGCACCGCTAAAAATGAAGTAGAGTTAATTTCTCGTTACCGTGAAATGGCAATGCAGCCTGAAATAGAATCTGCAATTGATGATATCATCAATGAAGCCATTTGCCAAGACGATGATGGTAATAATATTAAAATTGTTTTAGATGCTTTAAAACAACCAGAAAAAATCAAAACAGCCATCAAAAATGAATTTCATACCATATTGCGTATGTTAAACTATAACAATATGGCACACGATATATTTCGTAGATACTATGTTGATGGTAGAATGTATTATCACATTATTATCGACCGTGATAATCCTATTGCTGGTATTAGAGAATTAAGATATATTGACCCACGTAAATTGCGTAAAGTACGTGAAGTTAAAAAGAAAAAAGATGAACGCACTGGCGTAGAAGTAATGAATGTTATTAATGAATATTACATTTTTAACGATAAAGTTACAACTGGTTCTTCTAGTAATTTTGGTCCTGTGGGAGTTAGAATTACTACCGACTCTATTATTTCTGTTGTTTCTGGTCTTATGGACTCTCGCCGTGCTGTAGTTCTTTCATACCTACATAAAGCAATCAAACCACTTAATCAATTAAGGATGATTGAAGATGCGACAGTTATTTATCGTATATCTAGGGCTCCTGAGCGCCGTATTTTTTATATTGACGTTGGCAATCTACCCAAATTAAAAGCAGAACAATACCTCCGTGACATCATGGTTAAATACAAGAATAAACTTGTATATGATGCCAACACAGGTGAAGTTCGTGATGACCGTAAATTTTTATCTATGATGGAAGATTTTTGGTTACCACGTAGAGAAGGCGGCAAAGGTACTGAGATTGCTACATTACCTGGCGGCCAAAACTTAGGTGAATTAGAAGATGTTAAGTATTTTGAAAAGAAACTATATAAAGCATTGAATGTTCCTGTTTCTCGTTTAAATCCAGAAAATTCTGGTTTTTCTTTAGGTCGTACAAATGAGATTACACGTGACGAATTAAAATTTGCTAAATTTGTTGACCGTATGCGTAACAAGTTTTCTGATTTGTTTGACCAAGCATTAAGAGTTCAATGTGTTCTTAAAGGTATTTGTACCAATGAAGAATGGATGGAATTTAAAGAACACATCTATTATGATTTTATTAAAGATAATAACTTCACAGAACTCAAAGATGCTGAGTTAATGAAAGAGCGTTTAGCTTTATTGCAAGAAGTGGATCCATATACTGGTCGTTACTTCTCGCAGTCATGGATTCAAAGAAATGTATTACGATTGACTGACCATGAAATTAAAGAAATGCAAATTGAGATTGATGAAGAAAAGGCAAATGGTTTAGGTTTACCGCAACAGACAATGAATAATATCTCTGCACAGATGATGTTATCACAGGTTCCACAACAACCAGCGAATCCGGTAGACCAAGAAGAAGAAGATGTATAAATATTATATCAATTAAATAAATGGAGAAAATGATGGCAGATTATTCAACACGCAATATTATAGATTATGCAATGGATGACAACGGTGTTGAATTCCGTAAAGCATTGTACGGTGCAATTCACGATAAAGTATCGGCACACATTGAAGCAGCTAAAGAAGTGATTGCACAAAATTTAATTTCTCCAGATGAAGATGATTACGAAGAAGAACATCAAGAATCTGAAGAAGAATCGGAAGAATAAGGATAAAAAATGGCCGGAGCAAAATATACATATCAAGTATTAAGAGATACAACAACAGATGCCGTTATTAAATTAACAGGTATTTTTGATGGTGCATCTCAAGAAGCAAACAATCAGAGAATTCAAGCTAATACATTATATGGCGCTTTGGATGCTAATGGTGTTCCTTTAAGAAGTTCTTCTAGTTTAAGTAATACCGCTCTGAGTTATTATGACTTACAATTAACAGGTTTAAAGTATTACGTTAATTTACCAACGTCAAATACATCTGGTCAAATAGGTACTGTTGAAGTATTTTGGAACGGTTCAGGAAGCACTCCAGCGGCACAATATGCCAATTCAGCAACCATTTTTCATTTGAACAGTTCTGGTGAGTTTGGTTTAGGTGAACAATTACCATCTATTACAAATAACTCTGGTGGTACTAACGGTTATCCTTTAGTTACAGCAAATACAGGTAATGGCGACTTAGGTGTATATACTTCAGGTGCAACGGCAAACAGTTCATATACTTTAATTATTGCATTACGTAAGAATAATCAAATGTATCAACGTGGTCAATTTAATGATCCAGCTGCATTTAACTATACTCCTTATAACCTCAAACCATAACGGAAAAGTAATGAAACTCATTAAAGAAATTCACGAAACAGTTAATTATATTACGGAAGGTGCAGACGGCAAAAAAGAACTTTACATTGAAGGTCCTTTTTTAGTATCCGAAAAGAAAAATAAAAATGGCCGTCTGTATGAATACAATACGATGAAAAAAGAAGTTCATCGTTATACTGAAGAATATATCAATAAAAATCGTGCGTTTGGTGAGTTAGGACATCCTGAAACACCTACTATTAATCTAGACCGTGTATCACATATGATTGTTGGGTTAAGAGAAGATGGTACACAATGGATTGGTAAGGCAAAAATTCTTGATACACCTATGGGACAAATTGCTCGTAAACTTATTGAGGGTGGTGCTCAATTAGGTGTTTCTTCAAGAGGTATGGGTTCATTGAAGAATGTTAACGGTGTTAATGTTGTTCAGAACGATTTTTATCTAGCCACAGCGGCAGATATTGTAGCAGACCCTTCCGCACCTGGTGCTTTTGTACAAGGTATTATGGAAGGTAAAGAATGGATGTTAGTCAATGGTGTATGGACTGAAGTTGAACATGCGCAAGCTGTTAAACAAATTCGCCAAGCTTCACAAGCGGATATAGAAAAAGTTAGTCTACACATATTTGAAAACTTCATGAAAAAACTTTAATTATAAATATCCAATATAAATCAAGGAGATTTTCAAAATGGCAAATTACAATCTATCTGATGCCGCTAAAAACATTTTATTAGGCGAAGATTCTAAATCAACTTTTGATGCAAACATTGCTCAAAAGCGTGGTCAACGTGGCCATGAAGGCACACAAGGTAAAAGAGGTATGGTTGGTCAAGATAAATTACCTACATCTACTGTTGCTGGTCAACAAGATGTTGGTGAAATTGGTCAATCACCGGAAGAAATGGATGATAATTTACCTGATTATTTAAAAGGTACTCCATCAGCAACTCCTCCAGGTGCCACACCACCTGTAGGTTCACAAAAAGATGGTGTTGGTGCTTCTAAAGTTACTGGCCCACAAGATACAATGGGGAGAAAAGACATTATGCACCCAACACAATCAATGGCAACTGACTATCAAGCAATTCGTGACCGTATTGCTGGTAAATTAGCACCACAAATGATGCCAACAAACGCTGGTGGCGTTGGTATTCAATCTTACGGTGAAGAAACAGAATACGATGATGAGTCTTTAACTGAAGAAGAAAAGATGATGAAAAAAGATAAAGAAATGAAGATGAAGAAAATGATGCATCAAGATATGAAGATGAAAGAAGATATCGATGCGTTATTGTCTGGCGAAAATTTATCTGAAGAATTTGTACAAAAAGCAACAACAATTTTTGAAACTGCTGTTTTGACACGTGTTGATGTTGTTGTTGAACAAATCGAACAAGAATTAACAGAACAATTTGAAATTGCTGTAGAGCAAATCAAAGAAGATTTAGCAGCTAAAGTTGATGATTACCTAAATTATATGGTAGAAGAATGGATGAATGAGAATCAACTTGCTATCGAATCCGGTTTACGTGCAGAAATTACCGAAGATTTTATTTCTGGCTTACGTAACCTTTTTGTTGAGCACTATATTGATATTCCTACTGAAAAAGTGGATGTTGTTGAGCAATTAGCAGCTAAAGTTGAAGAACTTGAAAATGCACTCAATGAAGAAATCAATAATAATGTTGCATTAACAAAAGATTTAAACGAACAGAAAAAAATTGAGGCTATCTACGCAGCGTGTGAAGGCCTGACGCAAACTCAAGTAGAAAAACTTAAAGCGCTTGCAGAAAACGTTGAGTTTAATACTGAAGAAGATTTTGCTGACAAAATCGAAACTTTAAAAGAATCATATTTTAAAGCTGACATTAAGGTCGCAAATAAATTGGATTTAACGGAAGAAATCGAAATTGAAGAAGAAACTAGAAAATCAGTTTCTACCGATCCTTCAATGGAAGTTTACGCTAAAACAATCTCTCAAACACTAATTAAGTAAAAAAGGATAAAAAATGTACTTAACAGAAGAACTACAAAAGAAATGGGATCCAGTTCTGAATCATCCAGAACTCGAATCTATTAAAGACCCATACAAAAAGGCTGTTACAGCCATGGTATTGGAAAATCAACATCAGGCAATGACAAAAGACCGTCAAGCTTTGATGGAAGTGTCTGACTCTGGTCCAACAAACGCAACTGGTTCAGCTGTTCAGAACTTTGACCCAATTTTAATTAGCTTGGTTCGCCGTGCTTTGCCTAACTTAATCGCTTATGACGTTGCTGGTGTACAACCAATGACTGGTCCTACAGGATTAATTTTTGCAATGCGTGCTCGTTACGCTAATCAAACTGGTACAGAAGCATTCTACAACGAAGCTAATACAATCTTCTCTGGTAATACTTCACAGTATGCTCCATATAACTCATATGGTTTCCAAGGTACTTCAACAACTGATACAGCAAACTCTGCCGTTGCTAACGAAACTGCTAACAGTTTCACAACTGGTATTGCAATGCCAACATCACAAGCTGAATTCTTAGGCGCTGATACAGGTTCTACATTCCAACAGATGGCATTCTCTATTGAGAAAGTTACTGTAACTGCTGCTTCACGTGCATTGAAAGCTGAGTACTCATTAGAACTTGCACAAGACTTAAAAGCAATTCACGGTCTTGATGCTGAAACAGAATTGTCTAACATTTTGTCTACTGAGATTCTTGCTGAAATTAACCGTGAAGTTATCCGTACTATCTATTTGTCTGCTGTTGTTGGTGCACAATATGGTACAGTTACACAAGGTTACTTTGACTTAGATACTGACTCTAACGGTCGTTGGTCTGTTGAGCGTTTCAAAGGTTTGATTTTCCAAATTGAAAGAGATGCTAACGTAATCGCAAAACAAACTCGTAGAGGTAAAGGTAACGTGTTAATCGTTTCTTCTGACGTTGCTTCTGCTATGGCAATGGCTGGTGTATTATCTTATACTCCTGCTCTCCAATCTGACTTGCAAGTAGATGATACTGGTAACACATTTGCTGGTATGTTACATGGCCGTATCAAAGTGTACATCGACCCATACTATGGTGGTTATACATCTAACCAAGAATTAGTAACTATCGGTTATAAGGGTTCTTCTCCTTATGATGCTGGTATTTTCTATTGCCCATACGTTCCTTTACAAATGGTTCGTGCAGTTGACCAGTTCACATTCCAACCTAAGATTGGTTTTAAGACTCGTTACGGCATGGTAGCAAACCCATTTGCTGCTGGTTTGAATCCTAATAGCGGTATTATTCAACCACGTAGTAACGTATACTATCGTTTGTTCGGAGTCAAAAATTTGATGTAAACTATTGATTTTTTTGATAAAATTACCATAGAGTAATATTTAAAACAGGAACTTCGGTTCCTGTTTTTTTATATATAAATACATATAGTTCTTAACCTTTTTTTATTTGATATGAAACCAACGTATCTGTACATTAAACAACACAAAATTACCAAATTAAAATATTTTGGTAAAACAACTAAAGATCCAAACAAGTATCTTGGTTCAGGTAAACATTGGATTAGACACATCAAAAAACATGGACTTGAAATTGATACTATATGGTATCAATTATTTACTGATGAAAAAGAAATGGTTGATTTTGCTTTAAAATTTTCAAAAGATAATAATATAGTTGAATCAATTGAATGGGCAAATTTAAAAGAAGAAAATGGATTAGATGGTGGATTTGATAAAGGTTGGTGGTCGGAAGAACAATTGAAAAATTTTAGTCAAAAAACAAAAAATGGATGGGCTAATGGGAAATATGATGCTGAAAAACTGCGACTTTCTCGTATTGGATTTAAACAACCAGAATCACAAAAGAAAGCTGTTGCTGAAAAATTATCAAAACATTATTTAATTACAGACCCAAATGGCAATCAATTCACAATCAAAAATTTAAATCAATTTTGTCGTGAAAATAATTTAGACCAAGGAAATATGACAGCTGTATCTAAAGGAAGAATGAAGCAGTGTAAAGGCTGGAAAATCTCTCCTTTTATGACCTAAATACTTGTATGAAAACATTCAAACAATTTCAAAAAGAAAATTATAACGGAAGAAGTATCGTTAAACACGGTATTAAAATTTCATTTCATGATGACCGGGTAGATTTTCATAAAGGTTCTGAATTGGTACATTCACATAAAGGCGATTATAAAAATGCCACTAAAGGACATATAACGGCCGCAACAAGCAAAGCAGCAAAATTGCAAGCCGATTCAGACCATTTTAAATCAGACCATGAAAGACGTTTTAAAATGGCTACTCCATTTAAAAAGTCAAGGTTTAAATAATGACTGCACTTACTAGAACCCCACAAAATACTAATTACTTACAACCAACCAAATATGTGTTGCAGTTTGACCGTATTGGTTCGGTTCAATACTTCTGCCAAACAATAAACATACCTGGTATGAGTTTGGGTCAAGCATCTTTTAGTAATCCTATGATAGATATTCCTATCGCTGGTAATAAACTAACATATAACCCATTGAATATTGAATTTGCTATTTCAGAAGATTTGGATTCTTGGAATCAATTACAATTATGGCTTCGTTCTATTGCTTCACCATCAAGTATTGCCGAAAGAAATCAATTAACAGCATTACAAAATAATTATAAAACTTCAAAACTTACTAGTTATTCTGATGCCACATTAACAGTTCTTTCAGCATTAAATAATCCAATTCTAAGAGTTCAATTTTACAATACTTTTCCAACTTCATTATCAGACATTTTTTTTGATACGAAAGACTCAGCAGATACCATTATCACAGGTAATGCAAGTTTTTCTTTTGAGTATTTTGATTTTCTCCCATTGTAACACAGGCTTGCCACAGTAACATAGTTTATGTTATAGTGTAATATTAACGTTAATTTATTGAATATATTATGGAAACTTTAGAACAAGTATTGGAAACATGGAAATCAGACGCAGATATTGACCAGACAGAACCTGGCAGAGAACTGTTGAAGATTCCAAAACTACACAACAAATATATTAGCATATTAGTCAAACATAAAATGGCTGCCAAAAAGGCTCATTTTAATTATCTTCGTATGCGTAAGATTAAAATTGACTATTATGGAGGTCGCCTAAGTAAAGAAGAACTAGAAGAACATGGATGGGAACCATTCCAATTTGTTCTGAAATCTGATGTGACGGCTTATCTAGAAGCAGATGATGATTTAATCAGACTGCTTGAAAAGAAAGTATATCATGAAGAAACGGTATCTGTAATTGAATCTATATTAAATGAATTGAAACAAAGAACGTGGCAAATTCGTGATTTTATATCTTGGGAACGGTTTATAGGTGGACAATAACGAACATATAATAATCTCTAAAGTAAATGAGGTGTACTTAAAAATAGAGTGTGAGCGTTCTATTGCTCGAGAATTACACGAACACTTTTCTTTTTTTGTGCCTGGTCATACCTTTGTTCCTGCCTATCAAAGTAGATTATGGAATGGCAAAATATATCTATTTCATCTACACAACTCACAAATTTATATTGGTCTACTTCCTTATCTTGAAAAATTTTGTAATGATAGAAAATATACCTATACACACGACATTGTAGATGATGATTATCCGCTCTATTATGCCAATAAGTTTATTGAAGATTTAAATATTCAATCTAAGGGCCAATCAATAGAAGTTCGTGAACATCAAATTAATGCCTTTGTTCACTCTATGCGTAAACGTAGAGCGTTGTTGGTTTCACCGACAGCATCAGGTAAATCTCTTATCATCTATTTAATTTTTCAACAATTATACAAATATCAAAATCTCAAAGGTTTAATCATTGTACCAACCACTTCTTTAGTGGAACAATTATACACCGATTTTGAAGATTATGCAAATTCTTCAATGAAATCTTTAGTACATAAAATATATCAGGGAAAAGAAAAAGAGTCAAACCTTCCTTTAATTATTTCTACATGGCAATCTATCTACAAACAACCTAAAGAATATTTCCAACAATTTGATTATGTCATTGGTGATGAGGCACATTTATTTAAAGCACAATCAATGACAACAATTCTTACTTCTTGTATTAATGCCAAATACCGTGTAGGGCTTACAGGAACATTAGATGGTACAAAAACACATCAACTTGTATTAGAAGGTTTATTTGGGCCTGTAAACAAAGTAATTACTACTAGACAGTTAATTGATAAACAACAGGTATCTGATTTTAAAATTAAATGTTTGGTTCTTAAACATCCAGATGAAAAATGTAAAGAGTTAAAAGATAAAACATATCAAGAAGAAATTCAGTATCTCATTTCAAATGATGCCAGAAATAAATTCATTAAAAATCTGGCGGTTAGCCTAGGTAATAATACATTAATTCTCTATCAAATGGTTGAAAAACACGGGCAAATCCTGTATGATATCATAAGAAATACAGAAAAGATAGGCAGCAGAAAGGTATTCTTTGTTCACGGAGGAACTGATACTGCTGATAGAGAAGAAATTAGACGAATAATGGAGATTGAACAAGATGCAATTGTCGTGGCAAGTTATGGTACTTTTAGTACAGGTATTAATATTCGAAATCTTCATAATATTATATTTGCTAGTCCGTCTAAGAGTCGTGTCAGAAACTTACAATCAATTGGTCGTGGATTACGTCAAGCTGAAGGTAAAGAACAGGCAGTCCTCTATGACATCGCAGACGACCTCATCTGGAAAAAACATATGAATTATACACTAAAACATTTCATCGAAAGATGTCGTATATATACGGAAGAGCAGTTCCCATTTAAGGTTTATAAGATAGGACTAAAAAATGTTTAGTACACAAATAATAAAATTACAAAATGGAGATGACTTGATAGCCAATGTGGATTTATCCACGACAGGAAAATCTTATATTTTAGAAGAACCAATGAAATTCTTTGTAGATTTCCGTAATGGAAATGCTTTGGTAATGCAACATTATTTACCTGTTCAATTAGTAAAACAAAATAGTGTTTGTATTAAAGAAACAGATATTTTAGCCATATTAAATCCTGATGAAGAATTTGTTGAGTATTATCAACACACGATTGAAAAGATTAAAAGACTAATGCAAGCTAAAGCAGATATTGCTGAAATGTCTGATGAAGAAATAAACAATATTATTAATCAATTTGAATTGGAAAACAATGAAACAGGAATATTACATTAATATCAATCTCAAAGCGGGACATACTCGACTATACTCACTTGTCAAGCGTTTGTCAATAACTTTAGGTGGTAAACATGGCGACTAAACAAAAACATTATATAAACAATGCTGATTTTCTCAAAGCTTTAATAGACTATAAAGATAAGTCAGAACTAGCTAAGAAAGAAAAACGACCACCTCCTGATATTCCAAATTACATTGGTGAGTGCTTCATGAAGATTGCCGAAGGTTTATCTCATAAGCCAAACTTTATTAACTATACCTATCGTGAAGAAATGATGTCTGATGGTATTGAAAATTGTTTAATGTATTTTGACAATTTTGATCCTACCAAATCAAACAATCCATTTGCTTACTTCACACAAATTATTTACTATGCCTTTTTAAGAAGAATACAAAAAGAAAAAAAACAATTATATGTTAAGTATAAAGCTACTGAACAAATGGGCATACTAGATGAGTTTGAAATGTTAGAGTTTGAAGATGGTACAACAAAACAATTTGAATTGTATGATAACATTTCCGAATTTATTGAAACTTACGAAGATGCCAAAGAAGCTAAGAAATTGGTAAAAAAGCCAAAAGGGATTGAAAAATTCATTGGTGAATGATATAATAGAAAATTATGAAAACAGCAATTATAACAGACCAGCATTTTGGAGCAAGGAATGACTCAATTCATTTTTTGGACTTCTATGAAAAGTTTTATAAAGAAACTTTCTTTCCTAAACTATTAGAAGAAAAAATTGATACCGTTCTTATACTCGGTGATACCTTTGACCGTAGAAAATATATAAACTTTTATTCATATAAACGTGCCAGAGAGATGTTCTTTGACAAATTGTTTTATTATAAGATGAATGTGTTTATGTTGGCTGGTAATCACGATACGTATTTTAAAAATACCAATGATGTAAACTCTGTTCAATTATTATTAGGTGAATATAATAACATTGTTGTTATTGATAGACCACAAGAAGTTTATGTTGGTAATACAAAAATATTAATGTTACCTTGGATTTGTCCTGAAAATTATGATAATTCAATGTGGTATATCAATGAGTCTGATGCCAAACTTTGTATGGGTCATTTAGAAATTGATGGATTTGTTATGCACCGTGGAATGGTGTCTGAAGGAGGATTAAATCGTGAAATTTTTGGCAAGTTTGATATGGTTTTTTCTGGCCACTATCACCATAGGAATAGCGCAGATAATATTCATTACCTTGGGAATCCTTACGAACTTACCTGGCAAGACTATGGCGATACTAGGGGCTTTCATATTTTTGATACTGACACTTATAATTTGGAGTTCATACCAAATCCGAACTTAATGTTCCATCGAATTATCTATGATGATAAAAAAGAATCTATTACAGAAATTACAAACAAAGATTTAACCAATTATACCAATACGTATGTTAAAGTTGTGGTAATCAATAAAACTAATCCTTTTCTATTTGACCGGTTCATGGAAAATATTTACAATGTTAATCCAATCGATGTTACCATTGTTGAGGACCATACAGACTTGACAGAAGGTATAGAAGATGATACAATAGACCAAGCACAAGATACTATGACAATCATTGAACATTTTGTTGATGGTATTAAAGAAGAACATATTAATAATGATAAGCTGAAAACTGTAATGAAAGAACT